AGGGAGGGCGTTGAAAACGGCGCACCTCCGAAAAAATCCGGGGGTATCATATAGGTTCTGCATATAGGCCCTACATTGACGTTGACACCTTATGGAGCACCTTTATCCACGCCTATATGCAGGGCGTAATCTTTATAGTAAGATTTAACAATCTTACATTAAAAGATTAGAATGTAAGCGGACTTACATTCAGGCAGTATCGCCTCCCTTCGGGGGCTAAGCCTGAATGAGTCCAACATTCATCGACCCCCTACCCCCTTTCACCATGCCAAAAGAGCCCAAACCCAAAAACCCGAACGCAAAACGCACCCACTTCAGCAACTTCTGGCGCAGCCAGTGGAAGGAACGTGGGGACCAAATGAGGGCGAACCTGGACGCCATGAACGCCCGGCGCCGCGAGAAGCTGGACGAGCGCATCCGGCAGATCGAGGCCATCATGCCGTTGATGCCCGCCGAGCTCCTGGCCCCATGGCAGATGCGGGACAATCTGGCCGACAACTGGAACGCGACCTACGGGGAGGCCATGACCAAGCAGCAGGCTTGGACCATGGTTCGGTTCGCCTACCGCAACGGCATCATCGCCCAATACGACGGTAAGTATGGCACACAAAAACAAGTTGACCAAGCATTGATGTTGGCCAATCATCAGGACCAAGTTGGCGATCAAGAGCCGAGATGACGAGCAGATGGATGCGGCGATAGCCAGCACCCAAGAGGTCGTCACTCATCTTGTCGCGGCCTACGTCGTTGTCCGGCTTCACGATGGCCAGGACAAGGACCACGAGTGGTTGATTGACGACGCTCGCAAGCTCTCACGTGCCATCGCCACGATGAAAGCGAAAGCCTCTTGAACGACGACGGTGAACAGGGTGGCGCCAAGCGGCGCAACAACGAATGGGATGCGTTCGTGTCGTCCTTGCCGGAGGACCAGCGGGCGCGTCTGGTCGAGGCCGGGTTCGACCTGGACGATTACCACAAGACGAACCTGACGAAGCCGCACCGCCTGATCTACGACGACAAGTTCATGGACAAGCGGATGACGGTCCGCAAGGTCCAGCCGTTCTCCGACAGCGACACGGAAATCGAGGGCATCCTATCGAGCATCGTGGCCAAGATAATCGCTGCCTACGGTTGCACGAACGACCCCAAGGTGCTCCTGCACAACGACTGTTTCCGCATCGCCCTTGGGTACACCAACTACGCGTCCATGGCCGACTTGGCCAAGCGCTACAAGGTGCACCGGGCGACCATCTCCTACCGGGTCAAGTGCATCCAGGAGGAACTTGGCCTGCCGCCGAGCATCTACATGCGGTCGGAGCAGACTTGCGAGAACGCCCGCGAGGGACAACTGAGACGCAAAAGATGACCATCAGACCAATCGACATAGCGACCAAGCTGAAGCTGCACAAGGCGACTATCAACACGTTCCTTCGCAACGGCATGCCACTGACGTCCATGGAGGACGCGGAGGCTTGGTATCACGCAAACATCACGCCCAAGAAGCAACGGGAGTCAGAGCCCGAGATGGCCGATGACGACCGGCATCTGGAGGAAATCATCGAGGACCAGAAGAAGCTGAAGAAGCAGTCCTTCGACGAGTACATGAAGGACCTGAAGGAGAGCAACTCCAGCCAGTCCAAGTCCTACGCCACCTACGACAAAATCCTGAAGCGGCTCATCGAGCTGGAGGACCGCCTGCACAATCGCCGCATCGCGGCTAAGGAATACATCAAGACCCAGACGGCCATCGACCGCTTCGGCAAGGTGATCCTGGCAATCCGCAACGACCTCATCCAACTTGGTACTAAGCTAGCAGCCAAGGCAAACCCGGACGCCCCGCGGACGGCGCAGAAGGCCATCGAGACGGAAATCAACCGCATCCTTACCCGCATCGCCGGCATGGCCGATGAAGCTTGCGACATTATCGACGTGGCAGAGGCTCCAAAAATCATCGAGATCACGGACGACTCAACACCCGACGAAACCGAAACCAACGAACAACCATGAGAAAAGCATTTTCGCATGAACGTAATGTCGATGGTAAGGACGAATGGTTGACCCCAAGGAGCATCACGGACGCCCTTGGGCCTTTTGATTTGGACCCATGTTCTCCGATCAACAGACCTTGGGATACGGCATCACGTTATTACACCCAGTTGGATGACGGTTTGGAGAACGAATGGACCGGCCGTGTCTGGTGCAACCCTCCGTATGGCAAGGAGACTGGTAAATGGCTAAGGAAACTGTCCAACCATGGGAATGGAATAGCGCTTGTTTTCGCAAGGACTGAAACCAAAGCCTTTTTTGATAACGTCTGGGGCTTGGCCGATGGTATCTTCTTCTTCAAGGGCAGGATAAAGTTCTGCCATGTATCCGGAGAGGTTGCCGATGCTGCTGGTGCTCCCTCATGCCTCATCGCGTATGGAAAGGTCAATGCAGAGTCCATAAAGACGGCACAATCCGAAGGGAAGATATATGGGAAACTTATCCTTCTATGAGCCAAGCGACGGCTGACCAGTTCGAACAGGCCTTGCGGTCTATGCTGGCCCCTGACCCGGACGGCGATATTGTCGAATGGCTTGAGAAGAACGTGAAGAACGTGCCCTACTCTCCGCAGCCAGGGCCTTTCCGCATCGAGTCCACGCCCTACCTGGCGCCCATCCTGCGGGCCCTCCAAGACCCGGAAGTTGAACTCATCGTGGTCATGGGCAACGTTCAGTCAGGCAAGTCCATGATCCTTGAGCTCTGGTCGGCCTTCATCCCTAGCCGTACGCCTGGACCTACCCTGCTCCTGCAAGACGTGGACCTGAACGCTCAGGACTGGCAGCAGACCCGCCTGCGCCCGCTATGGGAGGCAACCCCATCGACCAAGGAGCGCCTGAGCGAAGCCGGCCGAAGCAAGTGGCATACGACGATGTTCGAAAGGAACACCTGCTGGGTGCTAGGGGCCGACAACGACCGAAACCTCCAGCGCCGTTCAATCCGCTTCTTAGGGGGTGACGAGTGTTGGCAGTGGAAGAAGGGTCACTTGACCGAGGCGATGGCCCGTCTGACCGCCTACAAGTGGCAGTCCAAGGCCGTGTTCGTCTCGCAAGGCGGGGTCGAAAACGACGAGTTCACGGAGTTGTTCAACAGCACCGACCGCGGTGAGTATCATTTCAACTGCGTGGCCTGCGACGCTAGGCAGCCTTTCGAGTGGAAGCAGGTAAGGTATCCCGAGGAAGCCAAGAAGGCCGGAGGCTGGGACCTGGATATGGTTCGCTCCGGTACGACCTACGAGTGTAAGTTCTGCAAGCACCGCCACCTTGACCGCAACAGCGTGCGCCAAGAGATGCTCCGCAAGGCCGAGTACGTGCCGATGAACCCGTCGGCCCCTCGCGGTCGCAAAGGTTTTCATTTTAACGCCCAGGCGATGCTCTTTGGCCTATCGTGGGGAGATCAGGCCGTCGAGTGCATCGAGGCCGCCCAATCCTTCGACCAAGGCGGTGACGACTCCAAGCGCCGGGAGTTCAAGCAGAAGCGCGAGGCTCTGCCATGGTCCGATGAGCCCGACGAAGGGGGCGGCGAAGTCCTGCCTAGTGGCTACCTGCTTGGCGAGGAATGGCTGGAGGAAGCGGCCAGCATGAACAGCAAGATTGTACCCCCGCCATACACAGCGGAAATGAAGGCCAATGCGCAGTTCCAACGGCTCCGCTTCATGGCCGTTGACGTCCAGCGCAAGGGCTTTTACGCCATCGTCCGTTCGTGGTCGATGGACGGAAAGAGCCGGATGGTATGGTGGGGGTACCTGGACACATGGGAACAGCTGCGGGCCGAGCAGATCAGGCTGGAGGTACCGTCCATCTTCACGTTCGTGGACTCAGGCGACGGTCCGAACATGGACGAGGTGTACCGCAACTGCGCCCAACACGGATGGAACGCCACCAAGGGCTCAGGCAACACGGACTTCCCATGGAAGGTCCAGACGCCCTTCGGCACCAAGATTGCCTATCGTCCATATTCGCCGGCCAAGATCGTGCAGGTCGGCAAGCAATCCTGCCGCATGTTCATGTTCTCCAACCTGGTGCTGAAGGACACCATCACCCGACTACGCAGGGCTGGCCATCACACCTACCCGCAGGACGCCGGGGACGAGTACCGCAAGCAGATGCAGTCCGAGCACCGCAGCAGGACGGAGACTGGCAAGCCCATCTGGCTCCAGATTGGCGACCGACCGAACCACCTATGGGATTGCGAGGTCATAGGCATCCTCCCGGCGCTCATGGCCAAGCTCGTCGGCCGCGGTAAGAACAAGAACGCAACCCAAGACGAAAAAGCCGACAAGCCTGTTGACAACGCCGGCTGAACCGTCGATGTTCAACGCAAGGGTCGGCCTGTCTTGGACTCGTTGGTGGCTCTGACGACGTACGCATGGGGGCGGGCCGACCCCCACTTTGACTTACGGCAAAGTGCATGGCTTTCGTGCATTATCGCGGCTCCACGTCGCCCAAGGGTATTTTCATGACCCTTGAAGTGCCCGTTATCGAGGCAATCATGGCCAAAGCCGTTGCCCTGATCACCGAAGGCAAGACGGTCATGGAATACAAGGACTCCGGCACCGACGTCCGCAAGGACTTCGCCCTGGACCCGCCCACCGTGATGCTGGAGTGCCGTTATGCCCTCCAGATCAAGAACCCCCAGAAGTATGGTGCCATCGACCGCACCCGTGTTGGCAACTTGCTAAACAACTTCCGAGGCCTCTGATTTTATGGCGCGCAAAACCACCACGAAAACCACCAACAAGAAGAAGGATACGGTAGGCCACGAACCTAACGTCCGTCGTCAGGCGACTGGCGGCCCTGGCATCTTCTCGAACTTCGAAAGCGCGAAGTTCTCCAACAAGCGTTCTTGGATTTGGTCGTCTTGGCCGACCGACTTCAAGAAAACGATGACGGTTTTCGACCGTCTCGAAACCACGCGCAAGATGCGCTGGATGGAGTTGAACGCCGGCCTTATCAGGCAGGTCATCAACGACATGGCCATCTACTCCGTGGGTGGTGGCATCCGCGCCCAAGCCCGCACCGGCAGTTCCGTCATCGACCGCCAGTACGAGGAATACTTCGAAAACTGGGCCCGCAACCCCTGCGACATTACCGGTCGTTTCAACCTGTACGAGCAGCAGTACATCATCTCCCGCCTCATCGACCGAGACGGTGAGTGCTTCCCCATCAAGACCCGCGACCAGATCGGCCGTTGCCGCATCCAGCTCATCGAGTCCCACCGCGTGTCCAGCGCCCAAAGCGGCGCCCCTCCCCCCAACGAGGTGGACGGCATCATGTTCGGCCCGTACGGCCGTCCCATCTTCTACAACGTCATCCGTTCTGACGGTTCCAGCCGCCGCGTACCTGCCGGCGCCGTGATGCACGTCTATGAGCCCGAGGTGGCCTCCGGCGCCCGCGCCTACTCCCCTCTCCAGCACGCGATCAACAACATCGTGGACATGCTGGAAATCCTGTCCTTGGAGAAGTTCGCGGTGAAGATGAACAGCGACATTGTTCGCACCCTGACCCGCGAGGTCGCCCAGTTCGACGGCGCCCAATCCGACTTCGAAGCCTTTGGCATGAAGCCTGATGGGTGGTCTGGCGATGGTCAGACCAACCCCAACGAGGCCTCGACGTTTATCGGCGGCAAGATTTTGGCCCTCGCCCCTGGCGAGAAGCTGGACTCCTTCCAGTCGAACCGCCCGAACGCCACGTTCGTAGGGTTCATGGAACACCTGGTGCGCGACTCCTTGGGTGGCGTGCTACCCTACGAGTTCACGGCCGACCCGACCAAGGCCGGCGGCGCGTCCATGCGCCTTATCGTCGGCAAGGCCGACCGTAAGTTCGCCCAGCGTCAGCAGGTAATCATCAACCGCTTCCTAAACCCCGTCTGGGGCTACGTCATCGGTGACGCCATCGCCAAGGGCGAACTGCCCGCCCATGACTGCTGGAACAAGGTCGTCTGGATCACCCCCAAGCGCGTCACCGTGGACGCCGGCCGCGACGCCGCCCAGAACCGAGCCGACATTGAGTTTGGCATCAAGACCATCGGTGAGAACTGCCAGGAAGAAGGTGAACACTTCTCGACCCTCATCCGTCGCCGCGCCATCGAGGCCGCTGAAATCAAGGCCATGGCCGAACAGTATGACGTCCCGCTGTGGATGATCTACAAGCCGTCGAACGTGGCCCTTCCTGACGTCAACGCCAACGGCACGCCCGGCAACGAGGAAGCCGATGACGACGACGCCAAGGAGGAAGCCGAGGAAAAGAACGAGGCCAAGCGAGAGTTCGACCGCCTTGATGGCGAGGAACACGTCCTTGATGGGGCGGTAGGGGACTGATTTCCTTTTTATTTTTTATCCCCATATGAACCATATCATCCAGTCAATCCGCAGCTCCGAGCCTGTCATGATGCACGAAGCATCCCTGCGGGCCTATGTGGATAAGGTCGAACGCGCCGAGGCCATGTTCCAGGCGTCTAACGAGCCCATCGAGAAGGTCTTTGAGATGGTCTTTGGCAAGCGCCCGAAGATGGTCAAGATGGGCCCTCTTGCCTACATCCCGCTTAACGGCGTCATGGGCAAGGGCCTGACCACGCTGGACAAACTCTCCGGGTCCATCGACGTGGACGACCTCTCCGATTGGGTGGACGAGGCCATGGCCGACCCTGACGTGAAGGTGCTGTTCATGGACAACGACAGCCCTGGCGGGTCCGTTCGCGGCCTGTATGAGCTGGCCGACAAGTACCATGCCGCCGGCAAGTCTAAGCCCACCGTTTCCTACACGGAAAAGCGGTCCTGCTCCGCGTCGTACTACGTGGCCTCTCAGGCCAATGAGTTCTACGCTAGCCCGTCCTCCGAGGTCGGCTGCATCGGCACGATCATGTGCTGGCCTGACGTCACCAAGGCCTTGGAGAAGGAAGGCATTAAGATGGAAGCAATTTACTCCGGCAAGCACAAGGCCGCATTGTTCGAAGGCATCCCGCTTAGCGACGCCGACCGCAAGATGCTCCAGGATGAGGTCAATGACCTTCACGGAGAGTTCAAGGGCAAGGTTAAGCGCGTGCGGACCAGCGTGGCCGATGCCGACATGGAAGGCCAGTCGTTCGTCGGTCGTGTAGCCGCCCAAAAGGGCCTCGTGACCGGGCTGAAATCCAGCCTCCGTGAAGCCATCGAACACGCCATCGCGACCCACGCCGTTTGACAGTCGGCTATTTGAAACATCATGACCCTCGAAGAACGCCTCAACTCGCTGAAGGAAGCCTTCACCGGCAAGACCGCCGAAGCCGAAGCCGCCTCTAAGGACGCTGTTGCCGCCAAGGAGGCCCTTGCGGCCGCCGAGGCTAAGACCGTCGAAGCCACCGCCCTGGTGGAAGCCTTGACGAACGACAAGACGGCTCAGGCCGCCAAGATCGCGTCGATGGAAGCGTCCCTCAAGGAACTCACCGAGAAGCTGACCGCCATCACCGCCGAGAAGGTCGCCCTCGAAACCGCCGCCATCTCTGCCGGCAAGAAGGCCGCCCAGATGGCTGCCGACATGGGCGTTGATCCTGTCGAGGTCGCCCCCATCAACCAGAACGCTGGTGGCAAGTCCGACGGCGAAATCGCTGAGGAATGGGTTGCCATGAAGCAGAAGGATGCTTCGGCCGCCGCCAAGTTCTACGACGCCAACCGCCCGGCCATCATCCGCGCGTCCGGCATCAAGTAATCACTCTCCCCTAAATAATAAAAAACTATGGCTACCAATGCTATCGGAGGCTTGACCCTCCAGCTCGTCGCGGAAGAAAGCCTGCGGACCCTCGTTCCGCAGCTCCAGCCGCTTACCAAGATCGCTGTCACCGACTTCGGCGCTTATGTCGCTGAACGCGGTACCACGGTCCACACCCGCTACGCCGGCAAGTTCACGGCGTCGAACTACGCCCGCGCGACCGGCTTCGTCGAGTCCAACGCGACCTCGACCGACGTTCCCGTGACTCTGGTTGACCAGAAGCACGTCACCGTCGCCTTCACCGACTACGAAGTGGCGACCCTCTCGCTCGACCGCCTCAAGCGCCTGTTCATGGCTCCGATGGCCAACGCCGTCGTCAAGTCCCTGTTCGACCAGGCTCTCGGCAAGGTGGACACCGACTTCGTTGCTGGCTACTCCGGCGCCCAGTCCGGCTTCAACCGCATCGCCGTCTCCAACATCGCCAAGTCGCTGACCAAGGCCAATCTCCCCCAGGAAGGCCGCGCTGCCCTCGTCTCCCCTGACGCCTACCAGCAGCTCATCTCCGACCCGGTGATCGCTCAGGCCTTCTCCATCGGCACCTCCGACGTCATCCGCGGCAACCGCCTCGGCATGATCCACGGCATCGACTTCTACGAGTACAACGGCTTCGACGCCGCTGGCCTCGAAACCGGTCTGAACGGTGTCGTCTCCTGCCGCGAAGGCCTCGTGGTCGTCACCCGCGTCCCCGCTGCCCCGACCACCGGTGGTGGCGAACAGACCATCGTGACCGACCCGGACAGCCAGTTCTCGTACGCTCTCCGCTACTGGTACGACTGGTCCGCTGGTCTGCACAAGCTGTCGGCCACCTGGCTCATCGGCTCCGCGAAGGGCAACCCCGACGCGCTCCAGAAGGTCACGTTCACGGCCTAAGCGATTTCGTAGGGTTAAGACCCTACAACGCGCCAATGCAGAGGGCACCTCTATCGTGGGGGTGCCCTCCCTTTTTTTGACCTACGGCGAAAGACGTGGCCTCAATCTACGACGATTTCATCGCTGACGCCAAAGCCATCCTGGACGAAGTTGGCAAGGATGTGACCGTCAAGGTGCCTCCGTCTGGCACTCCCGTTGTATTCAAGGCCATGATCACTCAGCCCATGGTCCTTCAGGACATGGACACGGGTGGCTTCCTGAACCAGACCACCTTTGAGGTGAAGTTCCTGCGGACCGATTTCACGGCCAATCCTGGCATCATCGCCTTTGGCCATATCGTCACCTATTCCGGCTCCGAGTACCGCATCGTTGCCTTGGCTGACCGGCCGCCCTCCGCTTGGGTGATTGCCAGGGTCCAGACCAAGGTTCAATGATTGTACCCGGCTACAACGGGGTTGACGTAAGGGTTAACGTAGAAGTTGACGCCGAAGGCCTCAAGAAGCACCTCCAAGCCTATGCTCAAATCATGGGCATGGCCGTTTCCAAGGTATTGCGGAAACAAGCCCGTTTGTTCTGCCAGGACATGATAGACTATACCCTGCCCGTAGAAAACGGCCCAGGGACCGGCCACGGGGGTACAATGGGGGCAAAGAAGATCACCGAGAACAACGTCCGGGTGGACATTGAGCTGGTTTTCGCCCCCCTAGGGTATGCGTCGATGAAATCGGTGGCCGATTTCGACAACAAAGGGGTATTCAGCGCTTGGCTGCGGGAACGTAAGGCCATGCCCACGGTAGTACTGCCTGACTTCCTCAAGGACATGGACGTTTTCGATGGGTCCAACCAGTTCCCGGCCTTCCAGAAGTTCGCCTCAAAACTGAAGAACGACCCCGGTGGTGACAACCTGACCATGGCCTATTCAGGCAGCGTCAAGACCCTGCACGAAGCCGCCCGCGGGGGCCCTAGGAACTATGCCACTAGTCCCAACGTAGGCCCCGGAAGGACCTACTTCATCACCGACTACAACGCCAAGGTCGAACCCTACGTCCGGCAGGTCCAGAACCGTGTCGGCCGCCTCAAGGCCGGCTGGTACACGGCTGGCATGCGCCTCAACTACGGCAACGTCAAGGCCCCCAAGTGGGTCATCAATAACCAATGGGGAACCGGCATCCTGATCGACAACCTTTCAAACGACACTACCCCTTCAGTCACGGTCGGAAACTCCATGCACAAAAGGCATACGGAGATGACCCGAGACGGCATCGCTTGGCTCTGGTACAAGTTGGCCATCCAGCATCGGGCCTACTCCATGCGCGTCGAGATCATGAACCGACTCATCAAGCAAGGAAACGCCCGTAAGCTGTGGGAACTGTCACAGCCAGGGGGTGCCCTTGCTGGGGGTTATTTTTTCAATCCATGAGCAACGCAATCCGTTCAGTCATCGAGGACAAGGTTTCGGCCTACTTCCAGTCGGTCTTTACCGGCGAGGACTACGTGCCCGTCCACAAGGGGGTCACGGACCAGACCCGCACCCTTCCCCTCATCATCGTCTATGCAGACTCCGCGCGCCCGGATCCGGCCCTAGGCGCCAACCCACAAGGAAACTACCGTGTGGCCCTCAAGGTGTTCATTTACACGTCGGCCGACGACGAGACGCTGGAAACACATAGGGCCCGCGTGGATGCCGTCCACGCCCTCATGGCCGACCTGCCGGCGCTCCAGGCCTATTGGGGCCCTAACGACGGGCAGCTGTACGCCGCGTGGGTCGTTGCCGACGACGAGGGTATGAGCCAGCGCCGGTACGGAAACTCCATCGAGTTCGTCTGCGTGGCCGTCCTCCCGCCGGCTGTTTGACATAAGGCAAATGGCATAAACCTATGGCTCTCCCTACCACCAACGGAACCGCCCATATCTTCGGGCTTAACGGTACCGGCGGCTCCGTGTTCACGGTCCAGTCCGACGACATTTCCAAGAAGCCGAACATCGACGTCGAGGTGAAGGACGAGACGGGCCGCGTCATCACCAATCGCCTGGACGACCTTTTTACCGAAATCAACGTCGAGGGTGTCCTGCTTCTCGCTGACCCCACTGCTGTGGTCGGTGGCACCCTTGCCTACGGTGGCGTCAACTACATCATCAAGGAAGTGATGAACCGCGGTACCAATCAGGACTTCCGCAAGTTGAGCATCCGCGCCGTCAAGTACCAGCAGATCACCACCTAAACGACACGGCTGATGAACAGCCGTTTCGCCAAGGCCGTCGCGTACAACCCAAAGACCATAAAGGTCCTAGGGTTTACGCTTTTGCCTATCTGCATGCGGCACCGGGTGGTGCTGGAATACTACAACTCCCCGTTCGTCACGTCCGAGGAACCTACGGTCGAGGACATCATCTTCGCCATCCGCGTCATGTCCACCTTGGACAAGGACGACATGCACCGCGGCATCAACGAGGTCGAGGCCGGCTACATCTTCCTGCTCAAGCAGAACGACGACACCAGGCGCGAGGTCATCGAACTGATCCGCGAGCACATCATCGACAACAGCAACTGGCCTATCTTCTGGGAAAAGGAGAACAAGGGCGCCGACAATGGCATCCCTTGGCACATGAAGGTCGTGGCCAACCTTGTCCGCAACGGCATGGACTACGAGAAGGCCTGGACCATGCCTGAGTCCGAGGCCGTCTGGCTATACACCTGCAACCTTGCCGATGAAGGCACCGACGTTCGCGTGCTTTCCGATGCTGACGAAGCGGCCATGGAAGCCCATAAACAGGCGGTCGAACAAATGAAGAAGGAGGCGCAAAACAATGTCTGATGACGTAAAAGTGACTTTCAGCGCTGACACCTCCCAGGTGTCGCGCGCAATCCAGACCATTGGTGGCGCTGGGGGAGGCGGCGGTGCCGGGGGAGGCGGCCGTGGTCGTCCTCCTGCGCTACCCCCTCCTAGTGGCCCTCTGGGGCCCTATGGCGGCGGTGGAAGGCGCCGGCGAGGTGCTGGTGACTACATCGACGTCGAAACCGTCCCTGATGGCGGCGGCGGTGGCAAAGGCAGGCTTCCTACCAAAGACGCCGAAGCCAAGTCGGGCAAGTTCATGCCTACCTTTGGCGAGGCCATTTCGGCCATGCGCGTGGTAGGGTTGTTCTTCAACGACGCCATCGACTATGCCGCCAAGGTCAAGTTGGCCTCCATCCGCAGCGGCCAGTCGGTCGAGAGCATCCAGCGCATCACCAATGCGGCCGTCACCCAGGGCATCTCGTTCGACGAGGTGACTAGCGTGCTGACCGAGGGCAACCGTCGCCTAGGTCAAGGCTTGGTCGCTGGCGGCGGCATCCAACTAGGACTATCCCGCCTTGGCGTGTCCATGGAGCAGATCAGGAACAAGAGCGTCAGCACCAGCGAGGTCCTGATGAAGATGGCCGACTTGTACAAGCAGACCGGCGACGACATTCAGATGGCCAACCTTGGCGTCAGCATCTTCGGCAACAGTTTCACGTCCCTCATCCCCCTTCTCAAGCAGGGACGTACGGCCATTGATGCGCTTGGCAACGAGGCCGGCATCATGAGCAAGGATGAGATCAACGCGGCGGCCTTGGCCAAGTCGCAGATTGAACGAACCAAAAAGACCGCGCAGAACACCGCCGTGGACATTGGCGGTTGGTTTGCAGAGCAGTTTAACTCAATCCAGAGGAACTTGGCTTTCAGTCCTGTTGGCGCTTTCAGCGGATTGAACAAAGGTGATGAAATAGCCGCTGGTAAGGCTTACTACGGACGTTTTTCATCACCAGGTGAAACCATCCCTGACTTTGCCAAATCTGAAACCAAGAGGCTTCTCGATGAGATTGAAGCAGTCACAACCGCACCGTTTGTCGGAGAAACTGGGAAAAAGGCACTTATTGAAGGATACCAAGACCAAATCAAGGTCGTGAACGGGCTCATCCAACTGGCCAACCGAGAGGGTGACAAAAAGACCAACATGCCTGGCTTCCGGTCCGAGCAGCTTGCTTGGGCGACGTCCTTGCAGGCCATGGGCGGTGGCGACGTACTTTCCGCGATGGCTCAGAACCCGCAGGATATGACTGCTAAGAATACGGCCCAAGCGGTCGAAGTTCTTCAGCAGATTGACCTAAAGACCGGTCAACTTATCCCTAAGGCGGCTCCTAGCCTTGAACCAGGCGCAATCGCCCCTAGTACTCCTTAACCATGGCTACACCTTATCAAATGGACCGGGCCACCCCTATGCTGGCCAAAAGGGGCGATGAACTGACCAGCGCGGTCACTCAGGCCGGCTACACAATCAACTATGACGGATACGGTCTGGCCACCATGTCCGTGAAGTACATCCTGGACTGGCAGGAGGACTTCAACTTTGAGCAGGACTGGAAGCGCGGCGATGCCTGCCTTGTCCTTGGCTATGAGCATTTGACGCTTATCCGCGTGTCAATGACGGCCAATGAGGGGCGCACGATCACCGTGAACGCCGAGTACGTTGGCCTAACAAAAGGCACTAGCAACACGTATTGGCAGTGCACCGTATCGTCCGCGGCATCGTCCGAGCCCATCGAGTCGCACCCAAACTTTACGCGCCTTGTCGTAAGCAACATCGGAGGCATCCTTGCCGGTCCTGCCAAGAGCGACCCTTCGCAGACGTTTAATAACGCTTTCTTCGTCAACTCAAAGCAGGGGCAAGGGGCGCTTCCAGCTTGGCAGTTCGTAGGCTTCCTGCCTGAAAACGACGCGTCCAAGAAAGTGAACATTAAGGCCGGCGTTAAGACTTACTTCCGTCCGAACATCACCTTGAAGTGCATGGGCTACACGACCGACGCTAGCATCGCCGGAAAGGTATCCATCGCCACTTGGAACGTCTTTACCGGTGATCTTGACGAGCTCAAGGTACCTGAGCCTTACAATCGCATCGCCAGCGAAATCGACGCCAAGTACAAGGTGGTTGACCCTAACGTTCCTCGTCCTGCCGCCCGCAACTGGCTGTGCATCGCGAGCAACGTCGAGATGTATGGCGCCATCTACAAAATCCAGTGCGAGTTCATGCTTTCCGGTTGGGCCGGCTGGGATAAGGACATTTACCCCAAGGCTAGGGCTAGCATATAATCCATGTCGCTACCTGGCCTAAAGCCTTCCTTCACAAACGCCGACCTGAACGCGATGCAGGTCACGGGCGCTTCTGGCGTCAACAACTTCTCCAATGGCGTCGGGCAGGTGCGCACAGACGTCGGCCAAGTGTTTCTTGAGAACACCCAGATTATCCCAGGTAATGACCCATTCCCTTTTCAGGTGACAATCAATGAGGTCGAGCCTGGCATCTTCGAATACAGGGTCTATACCGGTACGGTAAACAACGTCATCCCAAAGATTGACGGCAAGGCCTTGAACGACCCTACGGTTGCCGGCCTGCCTGAACCATCGGGTGAAGGGGATTACAGGATTGCCATCAAGTGCTACGCGGACGCGCCTCCGGTCAGGTTCCCTAAGACCAACACGGAGATGGTCATGATCAGTCCTTCCGAGTCCCTGTTGGACACGGACTCCTACGGCTACATCGTCGTGGCCACACTGTATTTGACCGCCCCTGGACCTAACCGTACGCGCAACCTGCAACAGATGGTCAGCAGCAGCTTGTGGGCCGAGCGCCACAAATACACCGAGCCTAACACGGCTTGGTATTACTTCTACCGGGTATGATTGAGATTAACCCAGTATCGGTGGCTGGGGATAGTGGCGCTGGGAACATGCTTCGTCGTCGCAGGGCTTTCGAGGCTTACTCTTTTTGGAACAAAAAGGCTGTTATCCCTCCTTATCCACCGTCATCCGAGGAACTGGCATCAAATAACATCCAAGTTAACACGGAGATGGCTTCACTGACCAATCTACGCGACTCTACTGGTCTGCCTTCGTCACTTAGCATGGACTCAATCCTAGGCTACTGGCCTTTTCCTGGATCAGATGATGGTCGTCGTTATGAAACCGAGTATGTGCCGAATGGGGTTGCTTATAGACAGTTCGCGCGTGTGGCATTTAGTTATGATATCATAGAAAGCGATGAATACCACAAACCGTGGAACGGCATCACGGTTGGGATGATTTGCAAGGCGAACTTGGTTGTTAGGACCAAGGTGACTACCTATGAGCCAGGACAACCACCTGTTGTCGTAGAAACCGAGGTATCAACCCCTAATGACATACAGTTTTCTAGGAGTTTCGTGAAATCTGATTGGGTGTACGATCCGTTGGCACCGTCCCAGTCTTACGGCAAAGAAGGTTCGGCCACATTCAACACGACCACGAACACTTGGGACTTGGTTAACCCAGACCTAGTTGGCGATGAGTTTAAGGCAGAGGAATGGATAGACACTTCTGATTATAACCCGGCTACCGATGTTCTTGTCACAACCGAAATACGTTCAAAGGTTGTCATTTATGGGGTTAGTGCCGTGGACTCAGTTAAGCCTTTCGTGATGGAATACTGCACAAATCCTGGCTTTTGGTTCGGCTAAGCCTCCAAATAGGCCGTTTGACTATCGGCAAAGGGTAGGCTTATGGCTATCACGACCACGAAACTCTGGATGGCGACGGCTTCTAACCGTCTCGTCAATAGCGCTACCTCGTTCGCGCCCGCCCAGAGCCCCGTGTTCTATCAGGGCAATACCTCCCGCGTCGAGCTTCACATCGTCTCCGTCGGCGGCGTAGGGACCACCCCCTATGAGGTGCCCTTCCCACCCGGTGCATCCATCCAGATGGCCGTCGGGGACCTGAACGCCTACCCTACCGCCGGGACGTGGAAGCTGATTGTCGGGACCACCGAGACTTCTGCTTTGGCCTTCGACGCCTCCGCGGCCACCGTTTCCACGGCGCTTAATGCCATTACCGACGTCAGCACCAATGGGGGTGTCAGCGTCTCCAAGGCCGGAAACGCCTACGTCATCACCTGGCTCACCTACGGCACCAAGCCGGCCATCGTCGTCGGCCCTGATACCCTGACCCCTGCCTCCTACGAGGCCATCAGCCTAGTCCAAGCCGGCGCCGTTTCCACCAACGAGGTGGTCATGGTCGAGCTGCGCCAAAACCCCATCGCTCTAGGCACGACTTGGGACCCCATCGCCCCCCCGGCCATTACGGTCAGCACCGTGGCCGCTTGGAACGGTACCAACAAGATTTACCGCTACGGCATCGAGCCTGACCCAAAGGCCGGCAACTATACCCTTACGATCGTCGGCACCACGACCGAGCGACTGGTGTTCAACTTCAACGACGACGTTGGCACCATCTCGCAGGCCTTGAACGACGCCTTCCCCGGTAGCACCGCCTACCAGACTGGCCCGTTCCAGTTCGACCTAGTTCTGACCGAGGACGTGACCATGACCGCCGACGACAATGGCCTTATCGGATACAGCGGCTACGTTGGCGATGTCTCGTTCAACACGACCGAGGTGGCCCAGTTCCTGAATGGCCAGTCTCGCCGCAACACGTTCCTTGAGGTCACGATCACCGGCAGCGTATCTCAGACGCTCATTCAGGCCGCTTGCCAGGTGTCGTC